GGTCATAGCCAATAATATTGTGGCCTATGAGTTTGTCAGCAGTATCAAGATAAGCCAGACCCTCATGAATCTGAGAAGGATTATAGGTTTTGGTTTCGCCCGAATCAGGATCTACTGCAGCGATGCACCAGATCTTAGTAGGCTCAAGGCTGTCAGCCTCAATATCAAAGACGATACTTTTCATAGTTCTAGTTGTTCTTCGTTTATTTCTTCTTCGATTTCGGATAGCCGCCCTGTATCTTTGTTGTACAGTAAGTGTGTGGCTACTCCGACATCCCCCGTATATCTAGACTTTAATATTCGTACCCTTGTTGTCGAAGCCTCAATAGGATCATCAGCTTGCTGGTTGCGCTCCAAAGATATAATACAGTCAGAAAGCTGACCAATGCTTTGTGAACCTCTGAGATGGTTGATCGACGTTTCAATACCATTTTCATGCCCGCGATTCCCATCAACTCTTCTTAAATGAGAGACAAGTATGAGTCCTATCCCCGTCTCTTCAACTAAAGTCCTGAACTGGTGCATGATCGTATCAATATTTCTACGCTCATCACCGTCATTAGTCATGGACAATAACATATGTAAATGATCGAAGACAATCCATTTACATTCCAGCCCCATTGCCATGAAACGTAACTTACTAAAAATACTGTCAACATCGTTCATACCTAAATGAGCATGAACAAACACCCTGTTCTTATTATTGCCATCGTACAGTATGCCAAATAATTTATCTAATTCTTCTTCGCTAAACTGCGCTCTAATTCTTTCGATGTGTAACTTAGCGTTAGCTTCAATAGAAAGTATGCCATCGACAGTGCGTCTCCAGTCTTCTTCTAGGGCTATGATGCCGACATTATCTCTCGTATTAGTAATTAACCAATGCTCAAGCTCTCGCGTAACACTTGACTTACCAAGGCCTGTGCCACCCGTTAAAGTAACTAACTCGCCTTGCCGTAAGCCCTCTAGCTTTTCATTGAGGCCCTGCCAAGGGTATTGAATTGATTCTCTTTTCTCACGCTTCTTATAGTTATCGCGCTCCTCTGAGACGTTTAGGATTCCAGAGGGGGTATATACTTTGGATGCCCACCAAGCCGCCACAAAAGCTTTGTGCTGATTCTGTCTCAGCATCTCGTTAGCATCTTTGAATTCTTGCGGCAGCGTCATCATCTTCGCTTTGCCGGGTTTCAACAAACGAGCAACTTTCTTTGCAGCCTCTCGTCCCATCTTGTCGTTATCAAAATTTATAACAACTGAATCGAACGACTCGATAAATTCTAAGTTTTCTTGAATGTCTTTAGCTGCACCAGACGCACCGCTTTTAATTGAAACTACAGGCCACTTACTACCAAGCAGTTCGTATGCTGCCATAGCATCACACTCACCTTCTGTAATAGTAATAAACTTACCGCCCGCCTGTGCAATCTGCTGACCGAAAAGCCCCGTGCCTTTTGGCGAGCCAATCCAAGTAAACATCTTTTTGTTACGACGTACTTTTGTCGCAACCTCTTCATTGTTGATATAAGCAGGGTAATGATGCTCAGTAATATTACCCTCTGAATCTTTGACAGACCTTACACCATATACCTTAGCGGTATTGAGTGAGATTTGCCTGTCTGTTAACGCATGGAAAATAGTATTATCTGACAACGGTGCATTATCATTAGACCGTTTATAAGTAGTAAAGTCTGCCACGTTTCCCCCCATTGCAGCTTCATAATCTTTAAAAAATGTATCGCAGCTGAAACATTTTGCAGATCCATCAGAGTTAATGGAGACAGGGTCGCTGCCTCCACAACTAGGACAGGGCTTGTGGTATTCCACAAAGGCCATTTTATTCCCCCGTTTGTTCTTCCTCCGTGATTAGAGCATCGTCAGTAAGTTCTTCTTGTATTTTTGTATTTAAAGTTACCATCGCTGCTTGCGCCATTACAATACGATCTTGCAAGCTACGAACGTCATTCTCAGCACCAAGCAAAAGTCTAAATGCAGCTTGACCATCTGGTGACAACAACGACACACGATAGCGTCTATCTTCATGGACGTAAGTCCAATCATCATCCATTACAATTCCTCCTCGTCGTCCAGCGCATCAAACTCATCACCGTCTGCTACGCCGTACTCAACTAACTCTAAGACTTGCATACCCTTGAAGTCAAGCCCTTTGTAAACCGTACCGTTCCAAGTGGATTCCCACTCGTTATAATGTACTTTTACTTTAGACCCATTGCCTACGTTGGTATCCATAGGGTTCTTGTTTCGATCTACTAGCTTAGGGGCTGGGTTAGGCTCACCCGTTTTCTTGTGGGTCTTGCGCCTAATAACCAGCGCTGGGCCTTCCTCCATATCTTTTATGGTGAAACCTCTAGATCTAAATGACTCAGCCACATCATCGCTAACAATAAGATTAACCGTATACACGGGTTCAAACTTAGTGTTCGGTGTTGTAACTGAAGCCCAGTAAGCTACGCCTTCAACAACTGCCATGTTTTTCTCCGTTAAGATTTACTAAATAAAAAGTCAATGTATCTAGGTATACAATTGTATACGTAAGATTCGTTTAGTTCTTTCTGATCCTTCTTGCTTTGAAGATTGATCCAGCTAATAAAATTTTTCATCGCTCTTTCATTCGGCAACTTAGTCCCCAACGAAAGAACAAACGCCTTGCACAAAACATCCTCAATCAATATGAAGTCTTCATCTTTCACTATGCCTCCTATAATGCACCTCCAGTTATCGTTGTCAACTTGATAGTATCTAAAAGTAAATTAAATCTCTCTACTTCAATATCTGAAAAGATCGTAAGATCTTCTCCAGTATCAACAACAAGAATAAAGGGATGTTCATCATCATCACTAAACTTTTCAAGAGCTTCAGATATCTTAGACTTTAAAGACATCTTAGGTTCTTCTGAAGTATTACTAAAATTACCTTTTATTACTTTCAACATTCTCTCCTAGCTATAAAGCTTTTAAGATTGTACTACGCCGAAGCGAAGTTCTCAACACCAAATTTTGTGAACAAGTACACAGGATCAACAACAAGATTGACACGACCAATGTCAGAGCGATCAGCGTCAAAGCAGCACTGCTCTATCAGACTATAAGTCTCGCCATCCCAAGGCTTTGCAGATGTGTGATAGAAACAAGCTGACTGAAGATCAATCAGCTCGTCAGAATCGAGATCAATATACTTCTTGATCTTCGTAATATAAGCAGCAGCGCGAGGGCCATGATTAGGATCATAGTCCTCGTTATGCCTGCAAGAATCGTGAAGATACGCAAAGTATTTAATAATCATAGGATTTAAATTGTAGTTATCAACAATACGTAATCCAGCATTCATAACATTAAGGTAGTGTTCTTCACCATGAATGTCAGAGTAAAAGAATGGATTGTCTTGTTTTAGTTTATGAATTAGTTTTTTCATGTAGTACCTCAATTACTTTTGATAAATACCATTTACCTTTTTGTAAATCTTCTAAGCCATTTTTATATTTGTAGCGATGAAGATATTTATGGCAGTTGCCAATGCAATAAGAAATGAAGCCATCGTCGCCTAATTGCTGCCTAATGTAGTCAATTGCTTCGATACTTCCTTTGTTATAGTGAGCGGGTTTTTTTACATCATCTAAAGCTTCTCTAAGTGAATCCCACTCTTCGGGTGTAACATCATCTATACTCATTTTGTTTCAACCTTTAATTGAGTTTCTATCCACACTCTAGCCCCACATGAAAGAGGCTTGTTAGGTGAGTAAACTACGCGAGCTACTTCGTTTCCCGAAGCATCTCGAATAATCGCGTTGATAGCATACCTATTACTTTTATAATCTTTAACAGTTAACACTGGATTAGTAGTGCCTTGTTTTAAGTTTTCTCTAATCTTATGTTGATTAACATGTACTATAGTTTTCATAAGCTCTCCAAATAAAAAAGGCGGGGCATCTCTGCACCCGCCAAGCCACGTCCCACTTGGACATTCTTAATAAGCACCTCGCTGCACCTGTCTTACAATCTCATAGACTTCAGAGCTAGTAAGCTTAAGTTTTTTAAGGTCTTTACATAACGCTGTGTAGTCAGGATTTGGTTTTATGTACACATGAAACTGTATTAAACCCTGAATCTGTTTGCCCCTGTCCATTACGATAAATGTGTAGCAATTACTAAGGGAACTAACGGAGATAAAATAACTACAATAAGCGCGTATATTAAAAGCATCTTGTACACAACTACCCCCTTATGCTGTCTTAGCCAGCCATATATTTGAATTAAGCGTCTTGCGAACTTGTTCTTGTCGCTTGTGTCTAACAGACGCAATGTTAATCTCAGAGGCCTTACGTGCTGCTGGAGCATGTGTAGACCAATCAGTAAGAGTATTGTACACTGCCCAGCGATTTTTACCAAGGCGATCACGGTACTCAGGCCACTGACGTGCCAAGTAAGATAGGCTGCTGTTGGACCTTGAAAGACTTTCAAAGATATCAGACCAAGAGGCACCGTCTTCGATTAACGTCTTGACTTGAGAGACACAGCCAGCTGCTTCAGAAAAGATAAACTTAGCTTCTTGTTCTGTTACGTTTGTCTTAGACCAAGTGTGCCATGTCTCTTGTTCAGCTTGGAAGAAGTCCAAGGCTTTAACAATTAGACGTGAGCCGTGATCGACGTCTAAGTTCTTGGTATGTCGAGCCTTGAATACTGTGATCTCGCCTCTACTAAATACCTGAAGGTTTAGGCAAGCAAACTGATGCGCTGCAACAGACATCATGAAAGGCCATGAACTATCGAAGGACGTGATACCCAACAAGACTAGTGAGGCATTGTCGCCGTCAGGAGTCCGATAAGTATGATTAGGCAGGGTGTATTTTACAAAGGTGCGGCTGCCGTCGTGACTAGTCTGGATCTCTTCACGGATATCATCAGTGTTTAGATTGCTGCGAAGAATGATTGCACGTTGAGCATCAATAAGTTTCTTAGGCGCGACAGCTTGATACTTGCTGCCGTGAATACCAAGCTCTGCCCCAGTGTCAGTACGATAGACGACACGCTTACTTGCCTCTTGCATGTCGGCACCATACTCAGAAATAGGATAGAACAAAGGTGCGGTACTTACATCGAAGTTAGCAGGACCGTAGTCTCCAAAGATTGATGCTTCTTGATTACCAAAAAATGAAACGACGTTTGACATAATAGTCTCCAAAGTTAAGTTAAAGTTTAGTGATGCT